GGATTACGGAAGGGCATCTTTGTGTTGTCTTGAGGATCTCCGTCAAGACTCCATTTTGAGCCGTCATAAGCGCGGCAAATAGGAGAGGTCCGCAAATCCAGTGTTGCACAGAAGGCATAGCCGCCAAGCAGGTCAGAGTTTTGCTCATACATTGCCATGCGGGTTTCATTCAGCACGGTCATTGTGGATGTCCTTACAAGTGCCTCTGCTTCGCGGGTGCTTCTCGACATGATACCGTCTGCAAAGCCGTTTTCCCGGCGGCCCCTAACGCGCCTTACAAGGTCGTTAAGCGTCTCGCCCTGCATGATTCCCATGCGCATCTCTGACATGAATTTGAGCTGCAGATCATCCGCCTGCTTGGCCCACCAGGCCGATGACGGCGCGCCCTGGATCATCACATCATCGACAAGGGTGTTCATCAGCTCCTCCGTCAGATTGACTTCAAAGATATCAACGCCAAGAGCGGTATTGTAGGTCTCTCCCATCCATGCCGCTTCATTCGTTGCGAGGTCGGAGGCGTCGCTCTGGGCCTTCTCTTGCAGGGTCGTGTAATAAGCCTGAATGGTTCGGCTTATTTGATCCTGCATGCCGTCCAGCCGCTTGATCTTGCGTGACGTGGTCCCCGTCTCCCAATTCGACTTTGCAAGCATGCCGGTAAGCTCTCCGGCGAGTTCCGCCATGATATCGCCAATATCACCCTTCAGCAACGCCTCAAGGCGGATTATCCGCGCCCCGCGCTTAATGAACAGGTCCCTTAAAAGATCGTTAAGCGATTGCGCCATTTTTAACCGCCCTTAATAGGTCTCTCCTGCACTTTTCCATAAAGCGGGATACGCGGGCGCAGCATTCCTGAAATGCGTTATGGTCCAGGTGGAACACATAATGCCCGCAATTTTGCACGATAGCAGAATCAGGATAAAAGCGGGTGTCCATCTGAAGCATTGTCAATTCCATGGCTTCATGCAATATGGCCTCAAGGATATACGGCAACGAATCATCAATGCCGATTGTTATGCGCGGCAATGCCCCTGATTCCGGCCCTGTATTGAAATGGCCGCCCTTGCCGTTGTAGACGTAAAGGTCTACGTATCCCATCCCCAGCCAGTAAGAGCCTATTTTCTTGTCCTTCATGCCGCCGCCTGCCCTTCTTCCGCCTTGCCCTTCTTCCTTGCCATCGCCGCCGCTATCTGCTCGGCTGTTGGAGCCGCCGGTTCTGAGTCCTTCAGCTCCTGCTCGTTCTGCTCAAAGTCGAAATCCTCAGGCAATTCCCCGCGCCTTATCAACTCCCTGATATATGCGTTGTGGGATATAATGCCGCCCGCCGTCGCCGTGGTGATAGCCTGCAAGCCCGCATCAGTCCCCTTTGCAGCCCCGGCGTCAAAGGGGTTGTCTACCTCTCCGCCGGAATCCTCGCCAAGACCCATCATTTCAGCGAAATACATAAACAGGGTTTCTATGCTGTCTATCAAACCCTGGTTGACCGCCATAAGGCCCGCGTTAGTCTCTGCGCTGTCGATGGCCGCCGCTGTAGCCGTCACCTGCCCGGCGTTCTGTATTCTCAGATGCGCCTGCGCTGTCTCAATATTCTTGGTTATCTCCTCGAGGTGTTTCCAGCCCTGGTCGAGCCCCGTGCCGTTCGATTCGATATATGCAAAATTGGCATCAGGGTTCGTTGATTTTAGGACCTTTGACGGCCCGACTTCCGGCTTCCAGTCCTCTGCAACTCCCGACGCTGAAAGCATCGCAAACCGTCCGAAGGAAAGGGCGTGCAACTGTTCGCTCTTTGACCTCCAGTGCTCAAGATTCAGCTCCGCCGTCGCCTGAAAGGGCGGCTCGCCTTCCATGAATCCGCAGCGGTTTGTATAGATCGGGACCAAAGGGATGCGCTTCAGGCCCGTGGGGAACTCTTCAGTCAATACCCATTCGTCCTTACCGTCCTTGTCGGCCTGTTTCGTGAAGATTCGGCAACCAATAACGCCGGTTTCAGACTCACGGGTCAGGACGCGGATTCTCTCCTCTGTCGAATATCCCCATTCACCGGCCGGAATCTGTACCGTCTCGTAAACGCGGATGCGGGTTATGGTCTCAACGCCGCCTATCACTTCCACCATGACTTCAAGCAGATTATCGGCATTGATTGCGACCGCGTAAGGCTGCAAGCCTGCCGCTTTTTCATCTGCGCGGGTCTGTACCCCTTCCGCGCGCGGAGTGTCCGCAAGGATGAAGGATATGCCATCGACAAAGGCCTGTTTGAGTCGGTCCTGCATGAAGGAATTGATATTGCGACCCTGTCGATCAATGTTCTCACAGATGGCCTGTATTTCAGCCGGCACGTTCTCCTGAATGATAATAGGCCCCTTGAGGATTTTATCCTTTGCCTTGTCAACGGTCTCCGCAAGGAAGTTCTTGAGGATGTTCTGCTCAAGCCTGACCTTGTAATTCGCCTCTGATTCAGCCGGGTGTTGCGGTAGCCATGCCCGCCCGGCCTCAATCATCCGGGCGGTCCCGCCCATGAGGTCACGGACTAAGGCCCGCTTACTTTCCAGCTCCTGAAATCTCGGCGTCATAGTCCCGACATTTGCATTTTCAGCCATAATAGACACCCCCTTTAAAACATATCGCTCGTTTTGGTCCTGCTGCGATTTATTCCGAACTCAAACTGTATGTAATAGCCGCCCGCGTCGTTTGTGTGATCATGCCCGGTGGTTTTATCGGGCTCCCCATTTTCGGCCCACGCCTGCTGTTCAAGGCATGAAGCATACACCGGGCATTTGTCCTTGTTTACCAGATACCGCCTCACACCGAGCGCATTACAAAACATGGCGTTCATGCTGTTTACTCGGTCCTTGACCGGCGGGTTTGCGTAATTACAGATAACCTGAAAGCCTGCCGCCCTGAGCAATGATATATCGGTCTCCGAAGCGTTCACGCTCTTGCGGCTGTCTCCCGAAGCGTCCGGGTAAATGCGGATAGCGTGAGTCTGCTTGTATTTGCCGTCCTCATACTCCCAGTATCGCTCTTTGATTTGCCTGATCATGTCCGGGGTGTCATAAGCGTTGATAATCTCATCGACAGCGCGGGGCAATTTCTCACGCAATACATGAACGATGGCCGCCATCTTGCCCACGTTGAAGTCCATGCCGATATACAGGATATCAGCGGGCTTGATCACATCGTCACAGTTATTCAGCTCCCTGTTATACGCCTGATAAACAGAGCCCGTTTGAAGGTTGATAAACTGCCCGTTAATATACGCCTCAATCAGTTGTGGCGGATATGAGGCAAGCAGAGACGGGATATAATCATCAGGCAGGTTCGCCTCGTTGTCATACGTGGACGCCTGGACGAGTCCATACAGTTTCGCAAGCTCCGGCTTTTCGAGAATCTGCTGCTTAAACTGCTGGTAGACAAAGCGGAAGCCTTCCGGCGTTGTGGTCACGTCGACGCCGTTTTTCAGGCCCGCTATTTTATACCTCATGCGGGCTATGATCTTACGCCAAGCCTGCGCCGCCTTTTCAGGAGTCAATACGTCCAGCTCATCAACGAGAGCATGCCCGATCCTGAAGCCGATAATGCTTCCGGGATTGTCCATAGACCGGCAAATGATAGTCCCGTAATATGTCCGGCCCTGATAAACATGGACCTCTTTATTGCTCTGCTTGATATCGCATCGAAAGCCCCACGGCGCAAGGGCTTCCTCAACGGTCGGATAAAATATATCTCTGATTTGAGGATAGGTTGGTGCGAAATACCCGGCGTCAACGCGGGGAAACTCCATGAAATGCTTTGCCAGGGATGAACTGCCGACCCACGTTTTGCCGCTGCCATAGCCAGCGACGAACGCCCGGAACTTCTGAGGCATTGCGATAAATGACGACTGTGGGACATTCAGCTCAATGGTTGTCGCTGTCATGCCTTGCGAGCGTCCTTCACGATTATTTCAACTTTAGTGGGAGGCGGGGTATTCGGATCGTCTCTGCCTGTAGGGTCTTTCTTTTCGACGGGATAACTGCCTTTGAGCTTAAGGGCGGTGTCAAGGAATTTATGCCGAACGAAATGATCCTCCACTTCAACAAAGTCCTTTGTCATACTGTGAGCATCGGCCATCCCTGTGCCGCCGGCCGCTACTACCATTGCGGATATAACCTTGTTTGCCTTTAAGCCGTCAGACAAAACATCAAGTAGCCGTTCATCGGTCAAGCCTCGTTCTTCCATGAGTTCAGCTATAGCCTTTTGTATACGACTATTTCCGACGGTACGCTTTGCCTGCGCTTTAATTGTCGATTCGGCAAATCCTGCCGCCCTTAAAGCGTCGGTTGTTGTCTTGTTTGCGGGGTCAGTAAGCGCATAAACCAACCGCCTTTCTCTTGGCGTGAGTGGCTTCTGTTTTTTGAGTTTTCTCTTTCCTGCCATATCCCAATTATACCGAACCCGAAAAGGTTAGATTTCATTATGCCTCCGCCCCCTCAACATAAAGCCGATACACAAAGCACTCCCACCCAACAGCCGCACAATAAGAGCAGGCCCCGCAAGCCTCGCAGGGGCATCTCTCACGGTCTTTGATGGGATAGGGAGGTCGGGACATTATATCGCGCACCTCATACCTTTTACGGGGGTAATAGCCATTGCAGGCTTACCCTGAGAGTCCGGGACCTGGATTTGCAGCCCCTTTAAGGCGGCCTCGACATCTTCGTAGCTCCGGGCGAGTAAATAAATGGCCCCGCCGGATTCCACGTCACGCTGAAACGCCGACTGATCCTTGTTCTGCTTGCCCTTTTCGGCCTTGACCTCGACAAAAACCGTGATGCCATACTTCACGGCGACGAAATCCGGCCAGCCCTTATGAGCATAGATCGACGGCGGGCAGCGAAACACGCGCCATCCCTGATAGCCCAACGCCGTCATCATTTCAAGCATGATCGACTTTTCAGTGCGTTTCTGTTTCGGCATTTTCGGCAATGTGAGTGATCTCAACCCCTACCTCCTGTACCAGTCCGCATTTTTCACAGACTTGGAAGTCATAATACGGCTCCTTGATGGTCTTGACCGGCCCTCCGCAGAACTGACAGCTCATAAATCCACCCTCGACGCTATGAAGCAGGCCCTCGGGTAGCCGTGCGAGTAATAGCACTTATACAGAGTCACGCTCCACCCCTGGGCCTCGTACTCATTTACATCGCCTTCGTCAATGATTCGGATTGTCATGTTTCACCCTCGCCTTTTTAAGATCGTCCTGCCAGTTCCGCATTGTCAGGCAGGTCTTGCACTCACCATCAACGCAGAGACCGCGGCCTCCATTCAGGATTTCTTTCATGCGCCAGTCCTCCGGTCCTTGCCCTTCAGTTCGATGACATCACACATTCCAGCGATTCTGGACGCTATGCGGTCCCCGAGCTTGTCAGCTGCTTGGTCCAGCGTCAGGTTGCTGGTGATCACTGTCCGCATCATGTCCCGATATCGGCGGTCGATAATCGTGTAGAGGGTCTGCAATACCCAGTCAGTTGTTTTTTCAACACCGATATCGTCAAGGGTCAAATATTTCACGCGGGAATATTTGCCGATAACTTCATCCTCTGTTGCATCGGAATCGTCCTTGAATGACCGCTTGATTTCAAGCAGTAGGTCCGTGACGGATACCCAAAGCATGCCGGGGCTTAAAAGCGAGGCGTCTTCAATCTCCACATTAACCTTGATGCTCTCAACCCTTGCCCTGATAAGAGCCGCTGCCAGATAGCTCTTCCCGCAACCCGCTATCCCGTGAATATAAAGACCCTCACGCTGCCCTGTTCGGTATCCTTCCGTCAATTTCCAGTGGACGCCGGATATGTCCGTTTTTTTTGCGTAAAAGTACCGTTTCGGTATCCCGATACCCTCAATTATTGCGGCAACCTCGCGCTCATTCAATCCCCGTTTCGCTGTCGTCGTCTGGGGCTGATTTACTGAGATGAGCGTATTTTGTCCCGACTGCAGGCTGTCCATTGCCGCCATTATTGCCGTGGTTATTTGTTCCATTCCAGTTTCCTCCGGTTTTCAGTTCGTAAACATCCGACCATCCACTTTTGATTGATTTATTCAACACGGCAACCGGGTCCTGACCGAGTTCATCCCGGATGCGTTCAAGTTCTTTGACGATGAGTCGATGAGCATAATCCGTGCAGGCTGCTTTTTTCTTCTTGCGGACTTTTTGAAATTCCGACCAAACTTCCGGAGGTATCCATTCCGGCAAAACAAAAACATTTTGGTTGTCTGAGTCTGGTCTGTTCTGAGTCTGGTCTGGTCTGGTCTGTTCTGGGCCGTTACATTTTTCATCTTCGCCCGTTTCTTGTAACGTTTCACTTTTCTTTCTGTAACGTTTCACACGCTCGCCGACATTGTCAGACTGAAACTGCCTTTTCTCCCACGCCACAAAACGCAACTGTCCGTTTTCATTGGTTAAAATGGCCATATTGGGCGAAAGTAATTTATCAACTGTTGATTGTATGTCTTTCTCTTTTAGCCTGACTCTCCATGCAATATCGGGTATGCTCATATCAATGATCCCGCCCTTGTCGGACTCTTGAGCAACACACATTAGATCGATAAAAATGCGAAAATCTTTGTCAGAAAGCTTAAAAAGCTTCGGGTCATCGAGTATTTCTGTGTAAAGTCGGAGCCATTTTAGCGCCATTTATCCCCCAATCCCCTCGAAAATATCGACCGGAAACCGGGAGGGATTCGGCTGTCCAGGGGTTATAAGTCCCCGTAATCCGGTCAAGGTGTGTGTCATGCTGGTATCTGCTTGTATTGCGCATTCGCCGCAAACAGCAGCTGGTTACGGTTCACGGTATACGACCGTTCACCCTCGAACGAGTCAATCACGGCCTTTTCCTCTACTGAAGCTTCGGCGTACTTTTTTGCCCCATAGTCTTGCGGTAGCATATTCTTACCCCTACAGGCCGCCACGTTGAACCGACGCAGTATATTCTCGTCGTTAAACGTCATATGAAGGGTCCCTTTCTGGTAAGCGTTCATTGTGAAATACGTGCTCTCAATCTTTGTCGATTGCCCCCGTGAGAACGCATCCTCAAGGGCCTTACTGATTGAGACATACCCCGGCGCACCGTCAAAGTAATTCATAACAATGTCGATATCTCTGAGCTTGCTTGCGGCTCCGTAATTCAAGGCCCATTTAGCGTTCCAGTTTTTAAACGCGCTGCCGCATGTCCCATAGACCGGAATGATCACGCGCCTACTTACCTTGAACGCCTTATTGGTCTTCCACCCGTTAAAATAGTGGATGTTCTCCGTCTGGAGTTTTTCATCATAAGCGTGCCGGATCGTGAAGCGGTCAAAAACCTCAAGAACGGAATCCATGAGGGTCCTTTCATGACTGCCAATAAGATTCAAAATGAACTGCCGGATATTGCTTTCCGTAAAATCCATGAAGGACCGTTCATTAAGCAGGGTTTCAAACTCTTCCTGTTTTTTCGCCGTCAGTCGGTTCTGGACTTCGCTAATGTCAAGGGTTTTACGCCAAAACCGCCGCCGGGCCTTGACGATGAAATCATTGAGCTGATTCTGCATCTTAGCGGTCATGTCACCAC